AGAATGTAGAACCTTTGATGTAGTAAGTCTATCTGATGCAGATGATTTGTATGTAGATGATGAAGGACTATTGGTTGAAGGTAATCAAAGATACTTTAGTTGGTCGGGTAGAAACTTTGCAGGTAAAGGGTTGATTATGGGTCATGATGATGAAGGCGAAACAACTGCAACAACATATGACTTACAAGAAGTTGTTGACAGGGTAGAGTTTTTACCCGAAGGACACAGAGAAGAACCATACATGGAGTTTATAGCTTTATCATGAACAGTAAACAATTAAAGAAACTTCGTAGGCTCATCAAACCTTTACAGGTTGAGTGGCTTCAATTTATATTGCCAGAAGATCAAGGCAAAGTAATTACTGTAGACAATGTTGAGGAACTAATGCCCGATCAAACTCATGCCTTTGGTAATCGTCAAATGCATTTATCTTTTATGTCTGACAAGTGGATTATGAAAATATTAAAAGCTAATCCACATATTACAACATACAAAGAACTTGCAGAGATTAACGAACAACAACAAGAAAAATATTTAGATAGGAGATTTTAGTGGAAGAATATTTAGTAGATGTTTTGTTTGCTGGTAAGAAAGAACAACTTAAAACTTTTAGTGCTTCACCTTTAGAAGCATTAGATAGCATGATAAGTTTTGAAGATGTCGAAGCTGTATATAAAATTACTAGACAAACAGACAAAAAGAACTGGTCTTTTGACAATGAAAACCTTGCAGGTTTAAGAGAGTTAAGAGATTTAATAAATAACGAAGGTGATATTATGCAAGAACTTAGGAGGTTTCATTAATGGAATTTATATTAATAGTAGTGGGTGTTGTCACCTTACTAACGACAACAGTTTTGTACATGTACTTGGTAGATGAGGAAAAGATAGAACCACACTACCCAACTACTGCACAGCGTGGAAACTTTTGGGATGCAGAGACTAAGAAGTTTTACAAATGGGACGAGTTAATGAAACTTAAAAAAGAAAGGGAAAAAAATGACACAACACAGTGATGCTGTTGAACAGCAAAGACAAATACTTGAATTAGAAAAACAAGCTAAACGAGTTGTAGGTATTGACACAAGGTACAAAGATGGGTTATGGTATAAACAAACTATTGACTATGCTGATGGTCGAAGTGTTACAGAGTACAGAGACAAACGCAGAGCAACAATAGAGGAGAATAGGTATGGCGAAGACGTGGAATAAATCTACTCATGTACCTGCTACACAAGGAAGAGGTAAGAAGACAAGTCAAGGTAGAGGTAATGTTGCTTTCTCTACCATGAACAAGAACAAGAAAAGCAACTACAAAAAATATCGAGGGCAAGGTAAATGAAAGAGAAAATAATCACAGTTAAACTTCAAGAAAGAAATTTAACATGGATGAAAAATAACTATCGTAAATCCAAACAAGGTGTGAATAGTTTGTTTGAATATGGTGGTATAGATATACGAGAGGTACATGCAATCGCAGACCTACTGTATCATCTTAACGAAGCATTTCAAATTGAGGATGAGTTATGAACATATTTTATTTTGATGAATGTCCAACTGTATCAGCAGAAGCACAGCCTGATAAGATGTTAGTTAAGATGCCACTAGAAACAGCACAAATGTTATGCACAGCACACCGAGAACTAGATGGTGATGAGTATGGAGATGCTAATGGACTTTACAAACGTGCATACTGGAATCATCCATGTACTATATGGGCTAGAGAATCTAGCTCTAACTACTCATGGTTGTATCGACACTTCCTAGCACTAGGTTCAGAGTATGAGTACAGGTATGGTAGAAAACATGCAAGTGTTGTCAAGCTGGAAGAACCATTAAGTAAAATGCCTGACAACATTACACATACAAGACTGACACCACTAGCACAGGCTATGCCGGAGGAATATAAAAATGAGGATGCTATCATTGCTTATCGTGATTACTGCATTAACGAAAAACACTATGCCAAATGGGAACGCAATAGAACTAAGCCTACTTGGTGGACAACACAGGAGGTTGCATGAATTATATATACGAACGGATGATGGCTAATGGAGAGACAGCTATCTTTGACAGAGATGAACTTAGAAAGTTTGAAGCTTATGTAGCAGATAACTATGAACAGTTTTATGAAAGTAAAGCATCTTATGAAGTAAAAAAGGATGGAGAAAATTTCTTAGTTACTTTATTTGAAAACCCTGTGATAAGTATGGAAGAAATATTGCTTGACATTCAAGACTGATTCTGTTATACTCTGTATCACAATGAGTAACCAAACATATCAAGCCCTCTATCTCCAATTGAACAGATGGTTTGGTGCAGCTAATGCTGTAGCTTCTAGGGTAGCTACTCACAACCCTTCCAACTTCACAACAACGCTATAAAGGAGGAAACGCATATGGCAATATTAGAAGGAACAGCGTACTGGGCTAGTATAACGACACCCAATACGACATTTGAACCCGTGTACACAGTCAACCTAGTGGTTGATGATGAGACAGCAAACGAGTTTGCATCTCGTGGACACAAAGTAAAACAGATGGACGAAGGTCCTGCTGTTATAATCAAACGTAAAGTAAATGGACCTAACGGAATGGTTAGACCTGCACCTCGTTTGATGAATGCTGAGAAGCAGGAAGTCACAACTGCTGTTGGTAATGGATCAAAAATTAAAGTCCAGTACAACGAATACAGTGGCGAAGGTAAGTTTGGTCCTTACACAGGATTAGATTTACAGGCAGTAATGATTACCGATCTTGTGCCTTACAAGAATGGTGATGGTGATGAGTTCTTATCTGATGGAGAAGAATTCTAATGATTATTACTATTAACAATGATGATGGTACTACCAACTTTGATGTCAATAACATTACTGATGATGCAGTGAAGCAAGAAGCAACTGTTATTGTACAAAAGGTTGGTAACCTACAGGTTGTCATTGAAGCCTTAGACTTTGCTAGTCGTACCCACAGAGCTAACTTAGAAGAGTTGCTTAAGGGTAGAGACGAAGCTATAGTCGAGCCTGAAAGGGCTAGGGATGAGGAAGGAAAGTTTATAGCAGACGACCCTGATACTCCCGAAACTAATGAAGCTTGGGTTGGTGGTAAAAAACCTACCAAGTAATTATACCAAGTAATTACAAATCGGCTAGGTGTAAAAGCCTAGCCACTTTTCTAAAGGAGATAGAATGCAAGAACAAAGTAAATTCGTACGACATAAATTACCCTGCCCTTCATGTGGTGGCTCTGACCCTGTGTCTATGAACGAGGATAAGTCTGCTCATTGCTTTAGCTGTGAGACACACTTCCCTAATTATATTGATGCTTGTGATGGTAAAATTATGGACACAAATCCTAAACCTAAAGTAAGTAATACTTTTCTCAACACATATACTGGTAGCTTTGGTGCTCTTACAGACAGATGTATTTCTGAAGACACAGCTAAGAAGTATGGAGTAAGACGAGTAGTAAGTACAGATAACAAAGTATCTCAACACATCTATCCATTCTTCAATGGTAACGAAGTGGTTGGGACTAAGACACGTTTTGTAGACAACAAGAACTTTGCATTTGCAGGTACGTATGAAGGCACTGGTTTATTTGGGGAACAGTTGTTCCGAAATACTGGTGGTAAGTATCTAACAATTGTTGAAGGTGAGTGTGATGCTATGGCTGCTTATGAATTGATGCAGTCAAAGTGGGCATGTGTCTCGTTAAAGCGTGGTGCATCAGGTGCTGTTAAAGATATACGAGAAAGCATTGAGTTTGTTGAGTCATTTGAGAATGTAGTATTATGTTTTGACAATGACAAGGCAGGTAAAGAAGCAGCTAGAAAGGTTGCTCGTATATTAAAACCCGGCAAGGCTAAGATAGTTACATTACCTAATGGATGTAAAGATGCTAACGATATGCTTAGACAGAAGAAGTTTCAAGACTTCATGTCTGCATGGTGGGAAGCTAGAACCTACACACCATCAGGTATCATGGACTTGTCTGCTCAAAAGTCTGAGTGGTTACACAGAGAGACTAAGGAAAGCATTGCCTATCCTTGGGAAGGTCTCAATAAGAAACTATTTGGTATGCGTAAAGGTGAGCTAGTAACTCTTACAGGTGGTACAGGACTTGGTAAGTCTAGTGTGACTCGTGAGCTTGAACATTGGCTGATCAAGAACACCGAAGACAACGTAGGTATTGTAGCTCTTGAAGAGAACTGGCTACGAACTGCTGATGGTATTATATCCATTGAAGCTAATGATCGAGTGTATCTTAACGAAAGACGAGAGCAGTATAGTGAAGAACAACTAACTAACCTGTTTGATAAAGTTATACCCAAAGGTCGTGTGTTTATTCATGCCCATCTTGGGGTCACAGATATTGATGAAGTGTTTTCTAAGCTACGATATATTATTGTAGGCTGTGAATGTAAGTGGGTGGTTGTAGATCATCTACATATGTTAGTCAATGTCATGGGTGAAGGTGATGAACGTAGAGGTATTGATTCATTGATGAATAGATTACGTAGTCTTGTTGAAGAGACGGGTGTAGGTATGATACTGGTATCCCATTTACGTAGAGCATCAGGTGATAAAGGACATGAGCAAGGGATTGAAGTATCTCTTTCACATCTCAAAGGTTCAGCAGGAATAGCACAACTATCTGATTGTGTGATTGCACTAGAACGTAATCAACAAGCAGAGAATCAAGACGAAGCTAACACTACGAGAGTACGTGTACTTAAATCAAGATACACAGGTGATACTGGACTAGCCTGTAGCTTACGTTACAACAATGAAACTGGTAGACTCTTTGAGTTATCAGAGGAGGAAACATTTGACAACACAGAATTCTAAAATTATATTTGACATAGAGTGTGATGGTCTAAAACCAACAAAGCTACATTGTATTGTAGCCAAAGAAGTTGGTGGTGAGGTACATGAGTTTACACCTGACAGACTAGCAGAAGGAATAGAGTTTTTGAGTAATGCCGGTACATTAATCGGACACAACATCTTACGATTTGATTTAGATGTTATTAAGAAACTAACAGGTGTAGATTTATATCACAAGAACATTGAAGATACTCTTGTTATGTCTAGGTTGTTTAAACCTATCCGAGAAAACGGACACAGTTTAAAGACGTGGGGTTATCGGGTAAACTTTGCAAAGCAAGAGCAACCTATAGACTTTGATGAGTATACACCACAGATGCTCGAGTATTGTATCAACGATGTTAAACTAAATGAATTAGTTTACTATGCATTACTTCAAGAACAAGTAGGGTTTAGTCAACAATCAATTGATCTTGAACACAGAGTTGCTCGGATAATGTCTGATCAAGAAAACAATGGGTTCAAGTTTGACGAACGACAGGCTACAACTTTACTGGCTGAACTTAAAACTAAGATGAATGAAATAGTCGAGGAAGTACAACGAACATTCAAACCTAGAATGGTTGATGTAAAATTAGTTGTACCTAAGTTTAAGAAAGATGGTGAGTTATCTAAGTCAGGATTACGAACTGAAGAATATGATAACTGTATAGCTACAAAAAACTACAAACCATTTATGCGACAAGAACTTAAAGAGTTTAACTTAGGTAGTCGTAAACAAATTGGTGAGTATCTTGTTGAGGTAGGTTGGAAACCTAAACGTTTTACACCTACAGGTCAGCCGATTGTAGATGAAGGCACACTTAAAAAGATTACCCACATACATGAAGCCAAACTAATTGCAGACTTCCTGCTGTATCAAAAGCGTATTGCTCAGATACAATCATGGTTGGATGCACTAGAAGATGATGGTAGAGTACATGGTTCAGTCATTCCTAACGGAACCATTACTGGTCGTATGTCTCACAATCATCCTAACATGGCTCAGATACCAGCAGTATACAGTCCATTTGGTAAAGAGTGTAGAGCTTGTTGGACTGTAGACGAAGGTAATGTTCTACTTGGGGTTGATGCTTCAGGACTAGAACTTAGAATGTTAGCACACTATATGAACGATAAGGAGTATATACATGAGGTGGTCAACGGAGACATACACACAACTAATCAAAAACTTGCAGGGCTTGAATCAAGAGATACAGCAAAGACTTTCATCTATGCCCTCGTATACGGAGCAGGAGATGAAAAGATTGGGAGTGTGGTTGGAGGATCAAGAAAGCAAGGTAAAGAACTTAAGCAACGCTTTCTCGATAATCTCCCCACATTTAAAACTCTTAAGGACAAAGTACAAGGAGCTGCAAAACGAGGATACTTAATGGGAATAGATGGTCGTAAGATTTATATACGACACGAACACGCTGCATTAAATAGTTTACTACAAGGTGGTGGTGCTATTGTAATGAAGAAAGGATTAGAAATACTTGAAGCAAGACTTAAGATAACTGGTGTACCACATAAGTTTGTAGCTAATATTCATGACGAATGGCAGATTGAAGTACCAGAATGTAATGCTAACAAGGTAGGACAACTTGCAGTGGATAGTTTAAAACAAGCAGGAGAACATTTTAATATGAGATGTCCTCTTGATGGTGAATATAAAATAGGAGGAGATTGGAGTGAAACACACTAACCAAGTTTGTAGTAGTTGTAATGAAGACAAACCACTTACAGAGTATCATAAAAACAATAATAGAAAAATAGGTTACGAAGGAGTATGTAAAGATTGTAGACGGATTATTAATCAAAGAAACAACCCAAGAAACTATCCTAAAAATAACCCTACAAGTAATCCAAACAGAATGTTTGTTAATGGTAAGTATATATCAAGGTCACATCCACTTTACAAGCCCGGTAACTATAAAACTTTTGAAGGAGCAGCTTTTTCATCTTTATCTAATTATGAAAAGTCAACTGAAGGTCATGTTTATCTTATAACAAATCCTGCATGGAAGGGTTGGGTTAAAATTGGTATGGCTGTGGATGCTAACGATAGATGTAATCAATATCAAACATCTTCTCCCATGAGAGATTATAAATTAGAATATACAAAAGAATTTAAAGATAGAAGAACTGCTGAAACACAAGCACACAAACTTTGTGCTGAGAAAGCTACAGATCAAAATAGTGAATGGTTTAAAATAAATATAAAAGATGCTATCAATTTAATTGAAAGTATAACAGAGGAACAAAATGAAAGAGAAACAGCTTGACAACTTGGTAACGGACAACTATAATAAGTTTAAGTCTGAATCAGGACACTGGTATACCCAAGAAGGTGAGCCTATGTATACTATCATAGGTGCTAATGGTAAAGAAAGAAACACTACACTCAGAGATGCTAAGTCTTTAGGTTTAGTTCCGTCTGTGACAACTATCATGGGTATTATAGCCAAGCCATCTTTAGAGACTTGGAAACAAAAACAATTACTTAATTCTTTCCTAACCTTAGAACAAGGAGAGGACGAAACGATTGAGTCTTTTTACTGGACAAAGATACATGGTATGATTGAGAAAGGGTTCTTAGGTAAAACTAAAACCAAACCTTACAAAGCAATCAAGAAATATTTAGATGAAACTTTTCCTAATGAAGAGTGGATAGCAGAAGATTCTTTCTGTGCTGATGAAGGCTATGGTGGGAAGATAGACTTGTATTCTAAGTCAGGAATATTTATAGACTTTAAAACTAAAGATAACTTAGAGGGAAAAGACCCAGCTAAGTTGGTGTTTGACGAACATGGGATGCAGTTGTCAGCATATGCTCAAGGCTGTGGCTTTGATGATGTCGAACGAGTATCTATATTTGTAGACAGAAAAGATACAGGTCTTATACTTCCATTTGTTTGGGATAGAGAATCACAAAGCAAACACTTAGGAATGTTTAATGCTATGCTAACTTACTGGAAGCTAGTCAAAAACTACGACTCATCTAGGTTGGTACTATAATGGTAGGGTTTAGAAAACCTCGTAAACCAAGACCTAAAAAAACAGGTGTACCTAAAGGTTATGATAGTTTATGGGAAGTTAAACTACATGAGACAGTTCTTAAAGATTGGGAACATCATTGGGAACTGTATGATTACATTGTTAAACATAAATATGAGCCAGACTTTGTTAAAGTAATTGATGGTAAAACTATTTTACTTGAAGCTAAAGGTAGGTTTTGGGACTACCCTGAGTATAGTAAGTACATACATATTAGAATAGCACTACCAAAGGATACTGAGTTAGTGTTTTTATTTCAAAAACCTTATGCCCCTATGCCGGGAGCTAAGATGAGAAAGGACAGAACAAAACGAACCCATGCTGAGTGGGCTGAGAAAAACAATTTTAGGTGGTATAGTGAAGACACCTTACCTATGGAATGGAGTAACTATGGATTATAAATTTAACGAACGCAGACATATAGTTGAACTAAAAGAATACATTGATGGTACATATGGTGAGCATTATGCTTCTGATAAGTACCAAGCCACTGATGTAATTATTGACTCAGGTCATGGTGAAGGTTTTTGTATGGGTAATATTTTAAAGTATGCAAAACGATACGGAAATAAAGAAGGAAAGAACCGAAAAGACTTGCTTAAGATATTACATTATGCTATAATAATGCTTCACATTCATGATAAGGAGTCACAGAATGGTTGACGATAAAGTAGGTATAAAAGAATACCTTGGTATAAAAATTAATTACAGTAATGAAAAACTATTAGATAAGTTTAGCCTTGATACACTCAAGGATAGATACTTATGGGAGAACGAAACACATGCACAAGAAGCCTTCGCAAGAGCATCAGTCTTCGCAGCTACATACAAAGGTCACACAGACTTTGAATTGGCTCAAAGGCTTTATCACTACAGTTCCAATTGCTGGTTCATGTTTAGCACTCCTATACTTAGCAACGGGGGAACAAGTCGTGGGCTTCCTATTAGCTGTTTCCTTAATTATGTACCTGATAGCAGGAATGGTTTATCAGATCACTATGATGAAAATATATGGTTGGCATCTTCGGGTGGAGGTATTGGTGGATATTGGGGTGACGTTAGGAGTAACGGTATATCTACTACTCACGGGAGTCGTTCTACTGGTTCAATTCCTTTCATGCATGTCGTAGATTCTCAGATGTTAGCCTTTAATCAAGGCACTACAAGACGGGGAAGCTATGCAGCTTACATGGACATATCTCATCCGGAGATTGAAGAGTTCATTAACATGCGTAAAGAATCAGGTGGAGATATCAATCGTAAGAATCTTAATCTTCATAATGGTATCAACATCACCAATGAGTTCTTAAAAGCTGTTGAAGAAGATGCAGACTTTAGATTGATAGACCCTAAGACTAACGAGCCTACTAAAATTGTTAATGCTAGAGACTTGTGGTGGCAAATTATTAATGCTAGAGCAGAGACAGGTGAGCCTTACATGGTCAACATAGATACATGTAATGATGCTTTACCTAAAGAACAAAAAGATTTAGGATTAGAAATCAAACAGAGCAATCTTTGTTCTGAGATTACTTTACCTACCAACGAAGAACGAACAGCAGTGTGTTGTTTGTCTTCTGTAAACTTAGAATACTTTGATGAGTGGAGTGAGAATCCTATGTTCATTGAAGATTTAATTACCATGCTTGACAACGTTCTTCAACATTATATTGATAACGCTGTCGACACAGATAACTTAGGAGAGTACAATGCAAACTTTAAAAGGTTTCAAAAACATATTAAGCCGGGTAAAGAAGGCTTTACTAAATCTGCCTACTCGGCTTATCGAGAAAGGTCGTTGGGTCTTGGTGCGATGGGATTCCATTCGTATCTCCAATCACGCAACATTCCTTTTGAAGGTATCTTCGCTACGGGCTTCAACTACAAAGC